AGACAAAATGCCCGAAGATTGCAAACCCGTGCTGATTACTGACAACGAAGGATATCAAATCGTTGCTTGGTATGATATTACTTACAATAAGTGGTACTCCGAGTATCACTCTTGGTTTCCCCGTGAAGTCAACTATTGGATGCCCATCCCCGAAATCGTTTAAGCCATGACCTGGATAGCCTGCAAAGACCGAATGCCGAAAGACGGGGAAGATGTAATATTTTTCGCTTTTGGTGTAGATATACTGGTTGGGTTCTTTACGGAATCTATACAAGAGTGGTGCATTCATTATGCTGATAAAACATACCCAACAAAAAATCAAGTGACCCATTGGATGCCACTTCCCGAACCCCCACCCCCCAGCAAATGACCCCAGCCCTCATTCACCACCTCGTTGACACCACCGCCGCTATATTCGGCATCACGCCCGACCAGGTGCGGTCTTCGTCACGGGAACGGCCCTGTGTCATCGCTCGGAACATCGTTGCCGACATCGCCTACAACGAGTACCTATTCACCTTCATGGCTATTGGGAAGGAGTTGAACCGCCACTATAGCACAATCATCATCAACTTGGAATCCTTCCACAACGACTGTAAAGCGAAGCCCCAACTCCGCTACCTGCGGAGGCAAGTTTTCAACAACGCCCAAGAGTATTTGCAGACCGCAGAAGGGGCGTATATTACTGACACTCTGCAACTTCCGCCCACCGAATAGCCCAAAACCGCACACATCCCCAAGGGGTCGGCCTAACCGCTGACCCCTTTTTTTTGCAATCTTTGTGCATGGCATCCGCAGAACAAACGATACTGGACCTCTACCGCACGGGTGAAATCCGAAAGGCTTGCCTCACCATAACGGGGGGCGACCCGCTTTGGAGGGACTTGGAACAGGAGTGCGTGCTGATTCTGCTGGAGAAAGACCCCGCCAAAATCTTGCAAATCCAGTCGCAGGGCTACTTCAAGTTCTATGTGGTCCGCTTGCTGCTGAACCTCTACCGAGGCAAGAACAACCAGTTTGCCCAAAAGTACCGTCACCACGACCTGCTCGAGGAACTGGACCCCGATTCCCCTATTCCCCAAGCGGAGTACGATTCTCTGATGGACGACCTTTGGGCCATCGCTGAAGCCGAGATAAACACTTGGGCGAAGGACGGGGCGTTCCCTTATGACAAGGAACTGCTACGCCTGCACCTCCGCACGGGGAACATGAAGAAACTATCCCGTGATACAGGCATCCCGTACCGTTCTATAATCTATTCCATCGACCAAGCCAAGGCCAAAATCAAGGCCGCCATTCAATCCCATGGACACGCTGATATTTCCCCTGCTGATAAGTAGTTTGACCGCCCTCGCAATCGCCGAGTACCATGTCCTGCCCCAATGGTGGTACACGACTTGGCTGGGAAGGCACAAGCCGTTCAGTTGCGTCACCTGCCTGACCTTTTGGGTGGCGGTGGCCCTGACCCTGCCCACCTGCGGATGGGTTCTCGCCCCTGTTTACGGCCTCGCCTCTGCGGGGCTAACCGTTGTCATCCTCCAAGTCACGAACCGATGACCCAAGACGAGTACCTGCTGGCAACCAAGCACCGCCATTACTGGGAACAATACCAAGCCGCCCTGTTCATGCGGCTCTCCCCCGAAGCGGTCCACGACCTGCAGACCATCCTTGTGGCCCACGGACGACCGAACACGAATTGGTGGTGCGCTGACTGCGTAAAATCGGCCCTATCCTACATTTACCAAGAGGCGGACCAATTCGCCGAAGCCAACCACCACACCGTTACCCATGCCCTCAACCAAAGCCCCCAACGATGAGGCCCAAGTCCAAGCCCGCATGGATTCGCTGATGATGGTCATCACGACCCTCTGCGACTGCATTGGTGCGGTGGAGGAATCCAACTCGCCCAACGCCTTTGCGGTCAAGATGAAAATCGTGGACAAGATTGACGAACTGATTGACAAAATAGAGTATTGATGCACCCAACAAGGATATTCAAGACCCCCGAAGACCTTGGAAAAGCATGGGCCGCCTTCAAGGAGGATGTGAAGGTCCAAGGCGAACAATGGAAGCGGGTGCAGTATGTCGGGAAGGATGGGTTAAAGAAGGAAGACCCCGCCAAAGTGCCGCTAACCTTGGAAGGGTTCAAGCGGTTTTGTCGCAATAATTACGGGGAGGTCCAGCACTATTTTGAGAACAAAGAGGGTTACTACGAGGAGTTCGGTGGTATCTGCCGTGCGATTCGGGAAGAAATCCGAGAGGACCAAATCATTGGCGGCCTGCTCTCGTTTTACAACCCCTCCATCACGCAGCGGTTGAACGGCTTGGTTGAGAAGCAGGAAACCAGCATCACCATCGAGCAGCCGCTTTTTGGGGAATAGTATTGCGGGTTTACGAAAGGCCCGTATCTTTGCATCAGTCAGGTGGCGGAATTGAGCATCGGCTTACGATAGTCCTTCAAACGGGAAGTGCGCATACCCTACTATCGGCCCTCCCCTGACTACACGGCTATGTGGTGGGAGGCCACCCATACAACACCTTGTATGATTGCGGGTTCAACTCCTGCCATGGCCGCAAAACCATTTCGTTGACGCCAACAAAATGATGTTCCAGTACACCACCGCCATCCGCAAAATTCGGGCGATGACCGCTCGGAAGAAGGTGATACAAGGTGGCACAAGTGCGTCCAAAACCTTCGGCATCCTTGCGGTGCTGATTGACCACGCCGCTCGGTTCCCCAAGTCGGAGATTTCGGTTGTATCCGAATCCGTGCCTCACCTACGACGGGGGGCCATCAAGGACTTCGCCAAGATCATGCAATGGACCCATCGTTGGGTTCCCGACCGCTGGAACAAGACCCTCCTGCAGTACAACTTCGCCAACGGGTCCACCATTGAGTTCTTTTCCGCTGATTCGGAAGCCCGCCTCCGAGGGGCAAGGCGGCAGGTCCTCTACATCAACGAGGCCAACAATATCGACTTCGATTCCTACTACCAGTTAGCCATCAGGACCAGCCAAGAAATCTACATCGACTTCAACCCCACCCACGAATTTTGGGCGCACACCGAGGTCCTCCCCGAAGCGGATGCGGAGTTTCTAATCCTCACCTACCAAGACAACGAAGCCCTTCCTGATACGATTCGGAACGATATAGAACTAAACCGAGCCAAAGCGGAGCATTCCGCATACTGGGCGAACTGGTGGAAGGTGTACGGCCTCGGTCAAGTCGGGACGCTCCAAGGGGCTATCTACGGCGATTACACGGTGGTTGAGGGTATAGACCCAAGCACGATGAAATTCGTCGCCTACGGGCTTGACTGGGGGTTCAGCAACGACCCCACGGCCTTGGTCGCCGTGTACCGCAGGGGTGATGACCTATTCATTCACGAACTGCTCTATCATCGGGGCTTGACCAACTCCGACATAGCAACAAGGTTGAAGGAGTTCGGCATTACAAGGGCGTGGGAAATTGTGGCCGATTCAGCAGAACCGAAGTCAATCGAGGAAATCTACCGCCTCGGATTCAATATCAAGCCCGCATCCAAGGGACCCGATTCGGTCAGGCAGGGGATAGATGTGGTCAAGCGGTTTAACCTTCATGTGACCAAGGATTCCGTGAACCTGATAAAAGAACTCCGCTCGTACACTTGGGCCACGGACAAGGACGGCAAGGACACGGGGGTCCCGATTGATTCCTACAACCACGCCTGCGATGCGCTCCGCTATGTGGCCCTCAACAAATTGGCCGTGAGCAACTCGGGCAAGTATCTTGTGGTGTAACTTTGGGGCATGAACCTCGAATCCATCCTTGACCTTGCCCTCGCCATCGGTCGGGTCGTGCTGGCCTTGGTGTTTATCGGCTGCATCTTAACCCTCCTTATTCAATGAAACTATACACAGAAGAACAAATAAAGTATTTCTTTGAATGTGGTAGAAATTACCAAAATAACGCAGAAATTACTTTTCGAGTAGCGCGAGATGAAATGCCTACTAAACCCATTGAACTGCCAACGGACGAGGAGATAGGGAAAGGCAGAGATGAACACATACCCATTAATGAAATTGATATGTGGTCGGAGAGATTATATTTTACCCTTGGTGCAAAATGGATGCGTGACAAAATACAAGGAAACCAAACCATAGAGCCATGAAACTCATCCACTATTACCACATTTATTGCGGCGGCGGCGGCCAATGGCAACTCATCATGCACCAACACATGATGGCCCTGTGCAATTACGGGCTGATAGAACAACTGGACGAAATCCGTGTGGGCATCGTTGGCCCACCCGACCAGCGGAAGGTCGTGAAAGAAATCTTGGACAACTCGCTCGTGGCGGCAAAGATTAAGGTGGTGGTCACCCGAACCAACGCTTGGGAGCAAGCAACCCTCACCGAGATGTACAAGGCGAGCCAAACCGAGGATGCGGCGTATTTGTACGGGCATACGAAGGGGTCCGCTGACCCGTCGCTTGTGAAGCAGATGTGGTGCAGGTCCATGATTTTCTTCAACATCGTCGCTTGGGAACGCTCCCTTGCGGAACTGGAGAAAGTGGACTGCGTGGGAACCCATTGGCTCACCACCGAGCAGTTCCCCCAAATTGCGGACCAAAACAACCCCGACGGCTACCCATATTTCGCAGGGAACTTTTGGTGGGCCAAGTCAAGCCATGTTCGGGAACTCGGTGAACCGCTCCGAGAACATCGCTACCAAGCCGAAACTTGGATTGGCAAGCGGGAAGGCATGACCGTGTACGACCCCAATCCAGGCTGGCCCGACCCAAGCAAATTTGTCATCACATTCTAACCATGAAACTGCTCGCCAATATCGCCTACCACCACCATCCGAACAGGGTGGAGAACTTGACCAAGGTCATTGAGGCCATCAAGTCCTACCCTGTGCAGTCGGACATCTTCGTGGACACCAACGACCCCCAAGCAGCGCAAGAACTCGCTCACCTTCCCGTCACCTTCCACGCCCACACGGCGATGGGACACCCTTGGGAACTGACCAGCAAGCACCGCAACAGGATTGCAGAGGTGTACCAGCACTTTGACTGGGTGGCGTATTTCGAGGACGACATGATGCTTCCCAAAGAGGGTTTCGTCAACTTCACCAAGCAGTTTGATGCGATGTTTGAGGACAACTTGTACCCGTCCTTCACTCGGATTGAAACCTACCCCAATGTGGAAGGCGAATTTAGCCCCGACATTACATTCAATCCTACACCGAATATGTGGAAGGAGTGGAACGGGAAGACCTACGCAAGCCTTCCGTTTTACATCAATTACCACGCTTTTTGGATGTTCAGCACCAAGCGTCTTGCCGAGGTGTTGAGCCGCAACCCGCAAGCGTTGCAGGTTATACCGAACAACGGCCTCTACCGTGAATCCCTTGCCTCCCTACCCATTTGGTCCTTGGAACTGAAGCCCATGCTGGAGATGACCGAGCAGGGCGAACTTGCGGACCATTGCAAGGTCTATCACCTATCCAACAACTATCGGGACAACAGTAGGAACATCAAAGAAATCTTTAAGCGATGAAACACGACCACATCTTCGGCTGGTCCAGCCCGCAGGAACAAGGCCAACTCCTTCAGTTCATCCTTGACACCCTGCCCCCCAAGCCTCGCATCACTATGGCTGAAATCGGGGTTTACCTCGGACGAGGCACGGCCATCTTTGACGAGGTGTTTGTCAGCAGGGGGCAGAACTACAAGTTGATAGCGGTGGACCATTTTGAGGGTTCGCCCGAACACAAGGCCAGCAACTCGGTTCCATCCTACGAAGTGTTCAAGCAGAACATGATTCCGATATGCGACCAAGTTTGGGCCCACAACTGCGATTCCATCGCTGCATCCAAACTATTCAAGCAGGGCGAATTTGACATCGTTTACATCGATGCGGCCCACGAATACGAACCCGTGCTTGCGGACCTGGAGGCTTGGTTCCCGAAGGTCAAGCGGGGAGGGTTTATTTGCGGGGACGACTACACGGCGGGATGGCCAGGGGTTGTGAAGGCGGTGGGCGAATTCTTCGGGGGACGGCACGGCGTTGTCCCAGGCACGCAACAATGGTACTTCCAAAAATGAAACTCCAAGACCTGACCATCGACCAATTCCAACGCATCGCTGCGCTGGAGTTCTCGCCCGTGCTGACCGATTACGACAAGCGTGCAGGGGTCGTGGCGATAGTGGAGGGGGTAGATGTATCGCTCGTCCGAGAAATGCCCGCCAAGGGGCTGACAAAGCGTTACAAGACCATCATAGCGGAGTGGAACGAACTGCCGACCTTGGCTTATCGCAGGCGGTTCAAGGCGGGGGGCAAGTGGTGGATTCCGACGGTGTTCACAGACGAACTCACGGCGGGGCAGTTGATAGACCTAATGGACACCGATACCACCGACGAGAAGAAACTCGTCCAAAACCTGCACCGCATCATGGCTACCCTTTGCAGGGAGGGTGGGTTCCTTGGCTACTTCCCGAAGAAGTACGACGGGGCAAGCCACCAAGAGCGGGCCGAAATGTTCAAGTCCCACGCCAAAATTGGCGATGTTTGGGGGGTGGTCAGTTTTTTTTTGCTAAGTTCAGAATCCTACTTGAAAGTTTTGAGCGACTATTCCAAGCACCTGACGAAGGGAATGCAGGGCCAATAACCAACCCGCTTGCTGGCTACGGTTGGCTGATGGTCGTGTGGAGGATGGCGAACAAGGATGTGCTGAAATTTGATGCCATCTTCGCAATGAAAGCGGTGGAGTTCCTGAACTATGCCCTGCTGATACACGACATCTTGGAAGCCGAACGGATGGAAGCGGAGCGGATGCGGAGGCGGTAGGACACAATTTGCGAGGCTGGACATTTACCAGCATGGAGTTTGATGTATTCGTAGGTGGTTCGGGCAAGAAACTGACCGACATCCAAAAGCAAGCCTTGCCCGATTTCGGGGTAAATCTTGCGGAGGGGGCCATTGACAACAAGTCCTACGCCGTGGTCAAGAAATGGTTGGAAGGGGTCATCACTTTGGCCAAGCAGAACCTCGCAAATTCAGGGGCTATTGCCAGCGATTCCTTATCTGCCAGCATTGACTTTGAACCCATCACGCTCACCGACACTTCCTTCGTTGTCGCTATTGTCGCCAACGATTACTGGAAATATGTGGACCTCGGTGTCAAGGGTGCGGTCAGCAGTAGTCGTGCCCCCAATAGCCCGTTTCAGTACAGGGACAAGCGGCCACCTATCCGTCCCATCCAAGAGTGGATTGCGTTTAAGAGCATCCAACTGGAAGGCCGTGACAAGGAGGCCGCCAACCGTTCCTTCGCTATAAACATCGCCAACAAGATTAGGCGGGAAGGCTTACGGGCCACCAACTTCATGTCCAACGCAGCCACCAAGGAAATGGTGGATGTGCTTACCGAAAACATAGCCGAAGTCCTCGGCAAGTCCATAAGCGTCGCAACCGTCCGATAACCCATGTCCATAACCGTCCTTTCGGGTTCGCCCCTCGTAGCGACCCCCGTTTACAACAAAATGCTCTACAAGGTCAGCGGCTCGCTGATTGCCCAGCCGAACTACCGCTATGTCTGCGATGTGAAGAACCCCGCAGGGACGACGCTGGCAAGGCTAAAGTGCGACAAACTGCCGACCACCAATTTCG